TAGTAGTATAGGAATATCCACTACCAGTAGTGACGCTGGTCGTGTGATAGTTGTAATTGTTTGGTGCTGGATGAGCTTGCGTTTATCGATAATCATCTGGTTGAGAGCTTTTGGAAATCTGTTTATCCGATAATCAGTAGCAGTAAGAAGAGTAAAATTTTTATAGCCAGTACACCAAATGGAACCGGTAATCTCTTTCACGATCTGTATTCTAATGCCATCAAAGGTAAGAACAACTGGTTCGCTAGCAGAATAGACTGGTGGGAAATGCCAGGTCGTGATGAAAAATGGAAACAGGACACTATACAATCACTAGGCAGCACCGAGATATTTGATCAAGAGTTTGGATGTCAGTTCATAGAGACTGGTGAGAGTGTTATTGATGAACAACTGGTCAAAAAATGCATGTTGACTTTGTCTGATCCAGTGCATGTGTTTGATGATGGTGATTACAGCGTATGGAAACTACCAGACGAGTCTAGAACATATTGTGTCGGTGTGGATGTGTCTGAAGGAGTAGGAGAAGCGGCAACATGTGTTCAGGTTCTAGACATAACAGATTTAACGGAAATTGAACAAGTGGCAGTATTTCATAGCAACACAATAAGCCCGTACAATCTAACGCCAAAATTGTTAGAGATACTACAACAATGGGGCAGTCCACCGGCGCTTATCGAGAGAAACAATTGTGGAGCACAGGTGGTTGACACGCTGGTTAATGTGTATGGTTACGAGAATGTAGTAAACTACACACCCGGAAAGAATCAACCGATAGAACGCCCGGGAGTGATTGCACATACAAACACCAAATACAAGGGTGTGGTAAACATGAAATATTGGTTAAGTGAGGTGAGAGCTGTTGTGTTGCGAGACAGCCCAACGCTGGATGAGCTCAAAACGTTTGTGCGTTACCCGAATGGCACTTGGAAAGCGATCAAAGGAACAAACGTGCATGATGACCGGGTGATGAGTTTAATTTGGGCGTTGATGATGCTAGAGAACACAATCACAGAGCAGTATTTTGAGATTGTGGAGGTGGACAAAGCCAACAAACCGGCAATATTGTCACGGTTGGATTATGGCTATCGACAATTCAGCAACACATTATCAACATACAGTGACAAGAATGCCACCACCGGATCTGCCTTGCCTATATATATTGATAGTGAGACATTGGATCAAAATGAGAATCACACACCAGAAGAGGTGGTAGACTTGCAAGAGCAAGGATGGACATTTTTATGAACGACAAAATAAAACAATCAATTCTCAACAAAAGTCGCAAGGATAAATTTTTATTCACATTGACCCTTCCTGAGGCCATGCGTGACATATCATACTCTAAAACCGAAAATCGAGACGATGATCATGTGATCCCGGACACTTTGCAATACAGTGTGTATGGTGTGGTGCTACCAGAAGTTCGAGTTGACAGTGGTGAGATAAGATACAGCGGACAAGCTGTCAAGTTCAGTGCACATAGTCGCCCGGCATACAGCAACATAAAGATGAACTTCACGGTTGATAACAGATTCAACAATTATTGGGTGGTGTGGAAGTGGCTGGACATATTGAATGATGACCGGGATGCTATATTTTACAGTAAAAATCCCAATTATATTAAAAACAGTAGTGACAACTCCATGTTCAAAAAGTATCAGGGCACTGGCACCATACATGTGCTGGACGAATATAATCAACCCACGGTGAAGTTTGATTATTTCGGTCTGCTACCAGTGGCAATAGGTAACATCGACTACAACTACAGATCAACTGACACCATTGACACCACATTTGAGTTTTCTTTTTCGAAGCTCACCCCAAATTTGTTGTAAAAAACTCCCAAAAGCATCGCTGAGATCAATAAATAATTTCAGATATGGCTAGAACAATACAATCTCCTGGAATAGAAATTAAAGAAGTTGATCTTTCTTTGCGACCTGAACTACCAACTGGCACAACCGTGTTCATACCTGGATTTGCGAATCAAGGACCAACAGATGAAATTTTAACGTTGAGCAGTCTCAGTGAATTTGAAACAGTTTACGGATTACCACAAAATGCTGCTGAGCGATACATGTATCACACAGTCAAAGCGGCATTTCAAAGTCCCGCGAACGTCACAGTGAGCAGAGTGCCTTACGGGCAAGGAGCTGGTACCACAGTGGCTGACAAATACAGCTTGTTGGTTTATCCGGTGATACCCAGACCCATCATGGTTGACGCGTTGGGTGGTTCGTACAAACTCAACACAGTAGCCGAAGACACCCGAATCATCGCATGGCATCCAAAAGATTCAGATGCGGTTGACGAGTCTGGTGATTATGTTGTTGTTCAATCCGCCAGTGGATATCTCAACGCTGATGTTGACGGATCCACATCAGTGATAATCAAACAACCTGGAGCCGCCGGTAACGATGCTCAGGTGCAAGTATTTTTAGACAATGGGTCCAACGAAGCCGAGAAGATTGATAACAATTACATCATCCGTCGCTCTGCTACCAGATTCA